AATTGTGCAGAGCCCAATGCTTGCGCCAGTATCCCATCTTTAATCGCTGGCTCTCGACAGGATAACTATCGACCTTGGCCCTCGGTAAATTGTCCTGATACTCAGGAACATACTTGTCCCCAGTTAGATACATGTCTAGTCCCATTATGATCTCCCCTTCTTTGCCATAATCTCTTCAAAAGTTTCCCGCAGATCTAAATCGAATGTTAAGGTTAAGCGCCATTCATCTGCACACGATAGGTGGTTTGCCATTTGATCGGCCATCTTCCAAGCGTTTTTAAGAAATTCGTCGGGATCGGGGCCGTCTTCGTAATGGTCCGCTGTTATAGACGTGGACGATATAACTAAGTTGTCAACATCCCGTAGTTTGATTTTCGCTGTCATAGACATTAGACTTTCTCCTGTTCCAATGAATACAGAATAAATATGGTATGGGATAATGTCAAGTAAATAGTTTACACAAGAAAAAACCCTTAGTCAGGACATGTGACTAAGGGCTTTAACGATTGTGCTATCAAACATTTGGAGAATGTCTGCGCTATTTGTACGCGATTTTATGGGATGCGTCAATAGCTTTATCCTTACTTTTTGAATAAACTTCAAACATAACTCTGAGTTGTCCACTTATTGTTCTACCGTTAACAACAGAGTGTTCTTTAATTTCCTTGTACACTTCAATGGGCACAAGAACGCTTTTCCATTTTGTAGTATCCATTGGGTTTACCTTTTTTCTTTATCAGTAAGAGTATATAGGAGTTTATGGGAACTCGCAAGAAAAAACCCTTTTGTCGTCGCAGTGCGAAACCTAGCCGGACAAAAGGGCAGTTAGAAGTAGTGCGCGGACGAGCAGTGCGCTTAAAGCTATACAGCTTCCCCCCAACTTGGACCTACTTCAATGTCGCATTTGCTAGGGATTTCTAAGACTACCGCATTTATCATGATCTTGGCAATAGCTTCGGCCTCTTCTCTGGTTTTTACTGACATACAAAGTTCGTCATGGACTTGAAGCATCGGAAGATACCCTTCTTTGTACAAATCGACCATGGCTTTCTTTGTCATATCCGCGGCGGACGCTTGGATCAGTCTGTTTAGCGCTTTGTATGTAAAAGCCCGCTTGAGACGGCATGTTTCACCATATTCTAAAATTGCTTCTTGATACGGCATGGCTTTTGTCATTTCAAAGGAGTCGGGCTCCCAAAGATTGAACCGACACTTACGACCTAAGATTGAGCTTATCGCGCCGCCACTTGCTTTGCTGTTCAAACGGTTTGTAACGCCCGTCATCAGTCCTTTTACGAAAGGTACGCGGTCATGGTACTGCTTTACCAAGCTTTTGGCCTCTGAGGTCTCAATATCTAGCTGATCCGCCAGTTTTGCGACCCCCATTCCATACATCATGCCCAAGTTAATGGTTTTGGCTTGTTTTCTAGGAATGTCGGCCATTTCTGCAACCATTGTGTGAAAATCCATGTTCGGATCTTCGCGGTAGCTGGTTACAAACTCATCAACGCCCCTCAGAGGCACGTCCCTGCTTTTTCCGTAGACATGAGCATAGTGAACCAAGATCCGCGGTTCCTGTTGCGAGTAATCTATTGACGCCCACTGTTCTCCCTCTTCTGGAAGGAACAAAGACCGTATAAGTGGCCCAATCTCAGGATCGCGGGCCGGAATTTGCTGTAAGTTGGGGTTGTTCATAGAAAAACGCCCAGAAACTGTGCCGCCATCGTCTCCGCGTATCTGATTGATGTGCGAATGCACTCGACCGTCGCCGTGACAGAATTTTAGGATGTTATTGATGAAAGTTCCGCTGGTTTTGTTTAAACTGCGGGCTTGGACGATTAATTGTGGCAATTTCTCACTATGTTCTGCCAGAAACTGCTTTTTAAACGACGGCGCACCCTTTTCTGTCTTTGGGTACGGTATTGACAGGTCATCGAAGGCTTTTGCAATAGAATTTGCCGCCCAGATCTCTACATCTCTGCCCACTAAGCTTTTTATCTCTTTTAGGACTAATTTCTCCCGTTTTAGGATCGCGTCGCGCGTTCTTTCGGTTTTGTCCATATCAACGCGAACACCTCGCCATGTCATGTTGACTAGGCAGGGGAGCAAGTCTAGCTCCAGATTTACAATACTCCAGAGGTTTTGCTTACCGATCTCTACTTTTAGGTAGTCCCAGAGTTGCAGGGTAACTTCTGCATCTGTCTGGGCGTAGGGTCCAACGTACATGGCGGGCATTTTCCACATGTCTGCCTTTGGATCAAAACCAAACTCTTTGGCGGCTTCTCTGAGTAGGCTTTCGTTCTTTGCCAGCCCCAGATACTCAAACGCTAGTGAGTTTAGTGCATAGGAAAACTTATTTTCATCCAGAAGCGAAGCAACAACCATTGTGTCGATTATCCGCCCGTTTATCTCAAACCCCATGCGTTTGATCCAACCTACGTCATATTGTGCGTTGTGCATTACTTTATCGGCGGGGCAGTCAAAGACTTTCTTGAGCCACTTGTTGACTATCTTTTCGTCTAGGTTTCCGCCACCACGGTGTCGTGTAGGAATATAGCCTGCCCAATCTGCTGTAGCCACTGCATAGCCGACCACTTCACCATCTCCAACAGCCCAACCGGGTCCGCTTGTTTTGATGTTTGGGTCACGGGTTTCTACGTCGATAGCAATTGTAGTTGCGCCTGTTAGGTCTGGAAGTTCTGCGGGTGGAACCCACTCTGACTTTAGCGAAGGGCTGGCTATTTTAAGCTTCATTTTTGTAACTTTCTTTTTACGGCTTCTATCTCTTGGATCATTTCGTTCTTTTGTGAGAACTCTCCCCCAAGAGCGCTATAACCAACTTTATCTATCCAAGAATCATCGTGATCCAGAGTGTTAAGTAGCCGTGCTGTCTTCACCCAATCCATCATCAACACAACGTGTTGCGCGGTCAGTTCGCCGTGGCTTACCAGTGCGCCTTTCATAATAATGTTCCAACCCTCCGCTATTCTGTTGTGGTTGTCGAACGCATCGCCGTAGTCCTTGGCGCGTTGGCCGTTTATCAGTTCTTTTGACAAATCCAGTATTTCATCACGTTTCATTGTAGCGACTCCTTTTTCCACGGGCATACTTCTTTTTATTTCCCTCTTGCCGGAACTTTTCTTGTATTAAGTTTATCGGTCCATCAAGACAACTTGGGGAGTAAACTAACACCAGCGAATTACACTTAGGACAGGAGAGGTTAGTGACCATGCTGTAATCCTCGTGCATACATTCAACGTCTTCACCCTCGTTTGCGGCTATTCCTGTGGAAAAGCTTTCGACATCACAGTCGTGATCTCCTCCCCAAATAAGTTCTGTTTTGCAATGCCAACAGTTCATACCTTTTCACCCTTAAATAATTGGCTTTCCCACTGGCATACCTCGTTGATATGCGTGTGTCGTGTTGTTGGGCGCACCATGCCAACTTTTTCAACCCACCCTAAATTTTTTAAAGACACCATCATCGCACCCCAAACATTATGGTGATGTGGGTCAGCCATCCCCTGTGACCTGCAAAACGCGCAAATTTTACCGCCTTCTACAATCTTGTGTTCAGCAAGGTACTTCGCGGCGTTCTCATAATACGCTTGTTTCCATTCGTCATCAGCGTGAACATAGGCTCGGTCAATCTCGGCCTCTATAAATTCAAAACGTTCTTGTTGTTTCATAAGTCATAACTCCTTGTAAAATCTTCTGGTTCAACAATAAAAAGGTTCTCTTTCGCACGGGTTACACCAACGTAAAAAACGCGGTGCATATCGTCTGGGTTAATTGTCATCTGTTCTTCTGACGCTGGCGAAAGGTCCGTGAACAACACAACGTTGTCCGCCTCTCCGCCCTTTGCTCCGTGAATTGTTGACACGGTTATACGCGGCTCGCCGTTAAATCTTTCCCCGCGTCGTAGCATTGCAATGATGTAGGCTCTTTCGTTCTCTGGAAGTCTGTCCATAGCAACGTGCCAAACCATATCTTCTGTAGCTAGAAGTCCGTGGTCCGCGGTCAGCGATATTAGGCTTACGAGGTCTGTATCTTCTAGTGCGGTTAGTTTTTTAAATCCCCTCGCCACGCGGTCTTTAGTTGACATAAAGTTGTAGATCTTACGCGCCACGGCCCCGTTGATTTCTCTTCCTTTACGCAACTGTTCCCATCCGTTTACGGCGTCGCTAAGATTTTCAGAGATGGATCGGTGTCCGCGGTTGTTGAACAGGTATCCAGACGAGCGCAGTTCTCCGGCTACTGGGTTTAGTTGGTATCCGGCTTGCGCCATTATGAGCCACGATCCCTCGGACATGTCTATCTCTTCGATACTGAAGATCCGCCGGATTGACCCTTGGGCATTTTCCTTTGGCTTATATTCTTTAAGAAAGCGCTTTTTAATGCGAGACACGACCCGCTCTGCCAGTTGGTGTATTTCAAATGGAACACGGTAGGATTGGTAGAGAGTTTCTGACCCGCCTTCCAGATTAATAAAATGATCTACATCTGCGCCTGCCCAGCGGTAGATGGCTTGGTCATCATCTCCAGCGCAGTACATTCTGTCGGACTTCTCATCTATAATGTGGGCAATGTCCCACTGTATAGGAGAGAGGTCTTGCGCTTCATCTACAAAGCATAGGTCAAAGTTAGGGCAGTTCCCCTGACCCTCTTTAGGAAAACTTTCCAGCATATCGGTGAAGTCGAACAACTCCATATTCTCTTTGTACATACGCAGACACTTGTCCACATAGGTGACTGTGTTCCACTCAACATCTATGCCGACACTATTGTACTGATCTCTGAGCGGGATCTTCCGCATGCGGGCGAGATTAATCAGACCCAAGATAGGATCAGTTGCTTTGACCGTGCTGGGAATATCATCCTCATAAAGGCTGGTGCGGGTCATCTGAAGCTGTACGCCCATCTGATTAGAAAGCTCGCGATAGTTCTCTTCTTGCATCACTTGTTCGGGGCGTATGTCAGAACAGGTTAAAGCAAGACTATGCAGTGTCCGGAAGTAGAACAGGTCTTTCTTGGGATCTAACCCAAATCGTTTCGCGGCACGTTCTTTTGCTTCGTTGGCGGCTTTACGAGTAAAGGCTAGGAAAGCAATGTTCTTTGGAGCAACGCCCTTTTGAAGAGCGTCATCGACCATATTAAGAAGTCGTGTCGTCTTCCCCGTTCCCGGTGGGCCGAATATTCTGAACACTGGTCCTGTCCTTTCTGTATATCTGCCAGACGCGCTGTTTGCTTATTTCAAACAATTTAGCGACGGCCGTCTTTGTCATGAGTTGCTCTTCAATCAGTCGAACGATCTCTAAGTTTCTTTTACTTGGCGGTGGTCTTGTCAAAACGGGCTCTCCTGTTTTGGAGTAAAGTCTGGAGTTGTAATATCTATGTCTCCGACCTCGAAGGCGGGTATCTGCCAGACGCGCACTGCGCGGCCTTTAATCTTTAGAACCGTGCTGTCTCCGTTTATGTCACGAAGGCGCTGGGCAATGCGGTGGGACTTATACTCAAAGAACTTGTTCTTCTTTAGAAAGTTCTCGAAGTCTTTTAGGCGGAAGTAAGTTACCATTGCGTCCTCATCGGTCCAAGGGCGGCGGAGTAAGATCTCTTCTTTATCTTGCGCCTGCTGTAGGAAGCGACAGAACTCTTCGAGGTAATCGTAGAACTGTCCGCTTACACTGGCATCCACTGCGACTTCCATGATTGCGCTTTCGTTCTCGCGCATTTCGGTAAGCAGGGAACTGATCCGGCCTTCCCACTGTTGCTTTGCGGCGCTTCGCGGCATGAAGTTCAATTGCTCCATGCAGGCTTTTTGAAACATGGGCTGGCTCATCAGGGCGTCAGTGTCTAGCTCCAGAGGCTCGCCGTTTACATCCATAAACCAGACAGGCGGCGTTGAGTTGTACTTCCGCAGATTTGCTACCGTGGCGTTTTGCACGGCGGAGCCGATACCAAACTTACGGGTCTGGCATAGCTCCTTGTTACAGTGCGCGTTGATCGGCGCGTCGCTACAGCGGTAGGCATATTCTTTGCGCTCAAGCTGTTTTGCAACGACTGTGACTTCGCTTAGAGGCAACGGCGGCTCAAAATACTGCATGTTGTAAGTAAGGATCTCTGTCTCCCAGCTATCTGGGAACGCTTTGCGTAGATACACGCCGATATTAAACAGGCCGTTGTTGCGCCCACCCTCAGATATTTTCTCTTTAATCAGGTGTTGCAAGCAGGGCGGGCCGTCTCGCATGGGCGTAGTTTCGGATGCCTCGGTTATTTGTAGCTTTTGTATTTGCTCTGGCGTTTGGACGTGCGTTTCGTAAAGGTTGTAGAACTCTTTTAGCGTGGCTGAAGTGCCGTCATCTAGGATGCCGTAGCGTAAACCATCCTCTGAATTATAGTAGGGCAGGTTTAGAAAGTTGCCTACATCTCCACGATCTAGGTGTAGCTTTATCTGCTTTGGAAATACTTCGCTCTCGCCGTAGCCCAGCGCGGCGGCAATACTTTTCAGAGACTTCTGCATGTCCCGTGCTTCTACCCAATCCTTACAGAAGAGGAAGCAGTGCGCCCCACCAGACTTTGATCGGCATACAACGAGCGGAAGTTTTAGTTTTCTAATCTTTTCTAAAAGAACCTTGTGGTCCAGCGGATACTGGTCAATATCTACACAGCCCCACTTGCACATGTTATCTGCGTTAATCGGTATGATGCCGATAGAGTTGCCCTTACCAGAGAGGTGGCCCTCCCAAAGTTCCGCGGTCCGCGTTTCACGAACGATGCCTGCCTTACCTGTATTCTTACCGTTAGACTGAGTTTTTTCCACCCGATATGTGCCGTAAGCTTCTTTTAATCCATCAAAGATAGATGAGAACTTTTTAACTGTCATGGTTATGTCCTTGTGGTGGGGACTGCCGAAGCAGCCCCCTAGTAAAACTTAAAACGGGATGTCGTCTGAAGCGCTTTTGTCTTCGTCGTTTTGATGTTTTACAATCACATCGCCCGTAAGCACACTTTCGGAGAAAGACTTTGCTTTGGCGTAAACGTCGGCATCTTGCACTGGGTTTTCGCGGGACATTTCCCAACCGTGCCAGCTACCTTTAGAGTTCTCTTCGGCTTCCGCTTTGATACGGTAGACGTGAGAGAAGCGGGGTGGTGTG